TTATGTCGATATCGTGAACCGTATCATCCGTATGAAGAATTCGCAGGAAGTGGAAATAGGTATAAACCAGTCAACGGCTGGATAATTATCTTTTGTAGGTGTTGCTGTTACTGTATACACCATAAAATTATCATTCGTTTGCTGGTATAAGTCAGATAACGTGATTTCGTAGCTATCTAGCTTCTGATTAACAGTAGAAAACTTAGTCTTAATGCTTTCGTTGTCAACATTTTCAGTCCACCACAACTTATTAGTTATGAAATCACTAGCAACTTTCATCATACCGCCCCATTGAGTATAATCTTTGCCAGCACCACTTGTTATAGCTTGCATAATGACATTAAGTGTCTGCTTTTCGTTATCAAGGTATATCTTGTTACTCTTAAGTGTATGGGTGCTATCGTTATTGATAACATTAAATAATGTCTCAATATCCAGCTTGCTTGCATTAATATTAGCGTCATCTTTAACAACTTCATCACGAACAACTTTTCTTGTAACACCTTTTTCAGTAAGTCCTAAGGCATCAAACATAAGATTGCCAGCTTTATCCCAGACATACATATTGTAGTCCGAATTAGCGTCTTTACCTATCTGAACTCTGACTCTGTTCGTATCTTTGATAACAATTGTGTTATCTTGCCAATAGGACAATCCATTTTCACTATGAACCTTAAATTTAGTAGTGTTAAGGTCAAGTGCTGTAATCTTGCTTGCGGCTATGCTGTCAATCATAGCGTCCTTAATCTGTGCATTGCCGATAACACTTACAACTGCATTAGCGAATTCTGTTGTTAAGCTCTTGCCTGTCGCTGAACCAAACATTAAGACTTTGATATTTGCCACATCCGTATTCAGCACGCCTACCTGTGCATAATCTGCTTGTAGCTTAGCAATATTAGCTTCATTAATCGTAGCTTTACTCGCTGTCAGATTAACAATATCTGCTGTGACAGTTTCAATCTTATTAGCTTTTAGTTGGTCTATATACGCTTGATGCGCCTTTAAATTCTCAACATTAGCATTAGTTATATCAGCATTTTCAATAACCGCCTTGTTGATTAAGACTAAATCGGCGTAGTATCGTTCCATTTGCTTTGTTATCGGACCGCTAGCAATGTTGCTGTTTTCTGTGTCAGATTGCCCGATAGATGTAACAGTATCCATTAAGCCGCCGTCACATTCGTGCGTAATCTGCATTATAGGTACTTTGTAATCAACACCGCCCTTGTTGACAGTTATAATGTTGCCTACCTCAAGTCGCCAATCACCGACAAACTTAACTGTAAGCGGTCTGAACTGAAAGCCGCCTATCTTTTTATAGACTTCATTAAGAATTTCTTGTGTCATAAACGGATTAGCAAAGCTAAGTCCTGTCGCTCCGTCGCCGGCGGTTATTTCACTTGTTTTGCTATCGCCGCTTTTTGTGTTATTGCAAGTCAGCTTTTTAATTGTAAAATCCTTGCTAGTGGTAAAAGTAACCCCTTGCTGATAGTATTGATGTCCGTCAAGCACGTAGCCGCTATCCTTATACCATTTAATTTCAAGGTTTCCGTCAGAATTGATAGCCGCATTACCGCCTTGTAATGTAGCCATATAGCCAATCATTTCACGCATTGTATAGCCTTGTGGCTTTTCTGGAATTGTATGTGGGGTTGTTATGCTAGTTGCTAACTGTATGCCTAACTTTGTGCAGATTTCCTCTAAAATAGCCTTATCTGTACTAGGATAAGTTAATTCAGAGAAGTACCCTTTTTCGGCTTTATACATCTTGTCGTAAGCTGTGTACTTAGTGTACTCTCCGTTGCTTTCTTCTTTAGTTACAGTAAATATACCTATCTGTACATACTCAATTTCACTATCATTCTTAACACCCTCAAAAATAGTTATGTCCTTATTTTCAAGCGTAATTTGTGGCTTAAAAATAGAAAAGGTAACACCACTACTGCAAGTGTTACCTATCGAAATGCTATTATTCGGATTAATTATATTACTATACTTAAATTCATTAAGTGTTTGATTGTATTCTTTTCCGTCAACTAAATATTTACTGTAATATCTTGCATACAGTAAGTTGAAGTTCGCACCCCAATTGATATTTTTCATATATTGGATTGCCCCTTTCTGCTGATTAATCGTTAATCATAAAGCTGAGTGCAATAATGTTAGCTGGCTCAATGGCTTCACAGCTATCAAATGCACTTATGTTAACTTTCGTGTATTCAAGCACTTCTATTTCCTGTTCTCCTAGTTCTTCAAGTTCTGATTTTATTTTATCGCTGTCACCCTTATTTTCTTTGCGTATCTTTTCTATCGTTTCTACAACTGCCTTAAAGTGTGGTTCTAATGCCTTAATGTTAGACATAATGATAATTGCTAACTTACCACTCATTTTAAGCTGTGCTACGTTTCTTAATGCTTCATAATGTGCTAAGACTTCATTTCCAGTTATTTTCATAGTTAATCTCCTTATTTCTGAATTAAACTTAATTTTGCTCCGACTATTAATCCGTCCTCATTCTTTGCCCTTGTGAGATACGGATATGTCACATCTCCTGTGTATATTGTCATTTCTTTTTGTGTGCCACCTAAGAATAGGACTTGTGCTGTTGGGAATGGGTTATTTATGTCACTTACTACATCATCAAGCACTTTTGCCTGTTCTCCTGTGAGTGGTGGTAGCTGTAGTTCTATCTTGTCTTTAATAGCTATGGTTGTTCCTACCATTTCTCCATAATCATTTCTTCCTGTATTCTTAGACCATATCTTATTTCTGCTGTATGTGTAGCCGTTGTAAGCTACCGGGAATACTACTCCCTCAATTTCAACAGCATTAATCAATCAAACCACCTCTTTTCTTTAAAATTGGTAACAAAAAGGAGCATATCATCTCTGATACGTTCCCTTAGTTTTATTTCAATACCCATTTTAAATTTTTATTCATTAACTTCACTAAACAATATTTCTTTTAATTAAATTATTTAAGTCGCTTCAATTTGAGTTGATGTAATGCGTCTCCAAGACGGTTTTCTTTTATATGTATCGCCCAATGTACGAACATATATATCTCTTGAAACCTCACCAGCATGAGGTATATATATTTGACATGTGCCCCATGTAGATTCATATTTTGACAATAATGTTATAAGAACGCCATATCCATATGCACCTTGAGGCATTCCTGTTATGCTACTAGGATTTTGTGTAGCTACAGCGTGAATATATAATGGTTTATGAGAGCTAAAAAGTTCACTATCCATATTTATATTATTTTCAGAGCCAATACTATGGTTATCCAATGTTCCAATAATATTGTTGTCTAGATTATTTTTCAACAAAGCAACATCTGCATTAAGCCGTCCTGTGTTACCAGTGTAACTGACATAATCATCATATAATGCACTTAAATCTGTCGTTAGCATAGGTTTAAAAACCGCATTATTTAATATTGCACCTGTATAAACAACTATTCGAAGATATTTAAAAGTATCATTTGATGTTTTGTTAATTATACTACCATTACCATAATCAGCACCTGTTGAATTACCTTTGTATTCAAAGTCAAGTTTAAAACTTGTTGTAGAACCTCCTTGTGGACATCCTGTTAATTTATATTTTCCAGAAGCAATTTCTATATTACTTTGTAGTGTAAAAACTGTAGTTTCACTACAAGTTCCATTAATAGTATAAACACCATTATCGCCATTAATAGTAAGACCATTTTGAGTAAGACTACGAAACGAAGGATTAAGCAAATTTACACAAGTATTATGTGTCATATTGCTGTTTAGCTCACTTATCATATTGTTATTATTCTTAATACCATCTTCCATATGATTAAGTCTGTCTGGACTAAATGGAGTACCGCCAATAGGCTTAGCTTTCCACACTTGCTTTACATATTGAATAAAATTCATAGTAAAACCCCACTTTCTAAGCATACAAAAAGGACACCTCACAATTAAGTGAAATGTCCTTGTCATTTTGCTATTTATTTGTTATTATTGATATGAGTTAATTTACATTCACTCATACGTGCTAATCAGAACAGGTCTACCCAACTTGTTCTGATTTTTTTATTCTAGTAGAGCCAAGATTGCGGCGCTACTGATTTAATGTCTTTCTCCACAAGTGGAGAAAAGCGTTGCAACAACTATACAAATACTTTCCCCAACTTTATGGGATATTTTGCAACTTCCTGCAAAAACTTTCCCGACTTCTTGGGAATTTTTTCGTACCCACTTGTGGGTACGCTATGCTGCTATCAGTTTCCTTGCTGGGTTAGTTATAAACTCTTTTATTTCGTTATATCCCCAACCACAATTAACAAGTCCACTGATAATCATTTCTATTGATTGTACCTTTTCAAGTTCTTCTACTGTGAAATAATCACGCAAATTAGCTTTCTTATCAATTCCATATTCTTCTCTTAACTGCTTTGCTGTCTTTCCGAATACAGTCCTATATACAATATCAGTATAAGTGGAATATGCGTGTCCGTGCATTCTCTCATTTTCGCTTGACTGCTGAATAGCTTTAGTAAGTGACTGTCTGACTGCTATGCCTTTTTCTCTCTCAATCAATTTGCCTTTGAGAAGTTCTTCCATTTGATTGAACTGATTGATATAGGCTTCTTTAAATTTCATAGCTTTCTCGCCAGTATATCCCATAGCAAGTAAAGTAAAACCATCTTTGGTCATAATAAACATTGACTGATTATGTCCCTGCTCATTAACATAACTCGACTGCACGAAATTGTGCAGTCGAAATTCTTCACTGCATTTCAAATCACGTATGTCCTGCAATACTCTACGGTGTTCTTTCCCAAAAGTTTCTGCTACATCAAGGCTTGTTACAACTGTTACTTCTTTGCCTTTGCTTATTTTCCTTGTTTCTACTAGCATAGATACCTCCAAAATATTTTTATTTTATATTTCATTGGTATGTTAAAAGCGCACACAAAAGACTATTCTTGAAAATTTATCTTTCGTATGCGCTGTATCTCGTTCGTTCTATTAATTTTAGCATATACCAAGATAATATATTTTATGAATATTGTCAATTGGTGTCTTTTTATAAAACAACTTATTTACTTAAATCATCTTTCGACATATTAACAGCAAAACGATATATTTGATGTAATATCCATATATCCTCAATATTTTCTAATGCTTTATTTATTTCGTCTTTTAATTGTTTTTCCATTTGTTTTTCCTCCGAAAATAATCTTGAATTTTCCGAAAGAAACTGATATGATAGATTTATCAATTCCTTTCGGATTGGTGGTTTTAAAGTGTTGTGTTCGTTGGTAGCGGTGCAACACTTTATTTTTTTTGCCCTTTTACTTTTTCAATGCCTTTTTTAATCAAATCAAGTATTGTATATCCGCTTTTATCAGAAAAATTCATTATTTCTTCCTTTTCCTCTTTGGTGACACGAATATATATTCTTTCATTTTTAGGATTGTCGAGTTTAGGTCTGCCTTTTTTATTGGACATATACTCACCTCTTTTCTGTCCGCACATTTAATATAAACCGTACGCACAAAAAAGTCAAGCACTTTTTAATAAAAAATGGAACGCACCGAAAAGATACGCTCCATTAAGGGATTATTTTTCTATAAAACGTGGTATAAAGCTAATACTGTTATAACTGCCAGCTCCATTGTTTTTACAATTAACAATCAAGCCATATGCAGTTATTTTATCGCCAGCTTTATAGTTTCCGCTTTTTAAATTAAAATCTTTTGAAAAATATATGTATATTTTTTCTTTGCCGTATTCGCTCTTATTCTTAACGACACCTGTAAAAAATCCTGCCTGTAAGTTGTAAGCATTAACAACTTTGCTTATACTCTCATCTTCCATATCCTTTGAAGATAACGTATAGCGATTAGTAAGCATTATATCTATTCTTACATATTTGTCAGTTAAATCCTCATTCGTAAACATAATGTGGTTGTAATCCATTTGTTCACATACAAATTTATATTTATCTTCATCAAGATAAGACATACCATTGTCAAGCATATCTTTAGTGGCAACTTCTGTTGATTGTGTTTTAGCTTGTGTGTTTGCTACGATATTATTATTATTTTCAGTTATATTATTAATAATAAATAACGCTGTAACAAATACTATCCCTGCCAATACTGCAATTGCTATCTCCTGCAGCTTCTTTTTGTTATCTTTTTTATCCATTGTAATACACCCCTTTGCTTTTATAGTGCTTAAAGTGTATCACAATGGATTAGATTATTCAATTAAATGTTAAACGCTGGCTGTCCTGTCATAGCTGTATACTGATTGGCATATCTCTGTGTTGCTCTGAACACTTCTTGTCCGTCAATCTGCACTACAATATCACCGCCCTGTTGTCCGAAGTTTGCATTGGCAAATACCGTTGCCATTCCCTCTATAAAAGCTTGCTTAAAACCGTCTGTAATCTGTTTATTATTCGCAACTGCCGTCTTTCCGTTAGAGAATTTTCCGACAAGCTCATTATGGTTAGCAAAGAAAAGTCCGTCCTCTGGGAAGCCACCTGTCGCATATGCTCTAGGTATTCTTATCTGAAATGCACTTCTTGATACATTTCCCTCACTATCAAGTATTTCACCGCTAAAATTGCTTTCAAATGAGTTACTTAAAGCTCTGCGAATTCGCCAAGAATTATTATCAATGGTATCTGCCAATGAGTTCATAAGTTCTGTACCAGTATCATAGCCTATATCACCTGCATTAACTCTATCTATAATAGCGTTAAATGCGCTTCTAGCTCTATATGGTATATCATCAATATTATTAGCAAAATTGTTTGTTAATGATGAACCTGCATTAGTACCAACACTTCCCATACGTGAGAATACATTTTCTGTGTTCGTGCCTATCGCATTTATCTTGCTGTTAATCTCATTTTTAGCTGTTTCAAATTCTGACTTAGCTGTGTTAGCCGTGTTGCTAACTTCTTGCCGTGTCTTTTCTGCAACTTCTTGTGCAGTATCTCCCAATGCTTCATAGCAATAACGCATATCATTTGTTGCTCTATCTGCTACGTTTCTAGCGTTATCAACTTCCGTCTGGTTCTTTTTTACTTCGCCGTTAAGTTGCCTTATTTCTACTTGCAGTCCTGCAACCGCATCTGCCTCTTGCGGTGTCATTTCTAACACAGATAATGCACCATTGTAAGTGAGTTCATTGTATTCTTGTTGCTTTTCGTTAAGTCTATCTTTGCTGTCCGCAAGTACATCTTCCATTTCTCTTAAGTTCTTCTTAGCTTTGTATTCCTCTTTTGCTAATTCAATGTATTCTTCTCTTAAAGCTTCTAGTCTGTATTCTTTTTCTTTGTCTTCTATAAGCTTTTCTATTTCTTGCCTATTTCCAGAATAATATCCTGTGTTAGTATCTATAGCTTTCGATAATTCTGGTACTTTATCAACAAGTTTACCTGCTATATCCTTAAGTAATTCTTGCTGTTCTGTTGTTAGGTTAGTTTGGTCTGCTAATTCAAAATATTTTGTCTTTAATGCTTCTATTTCATCAACAGAGGAATTGTTTTTCCACGTTTCCTCTATTGAAGCTACAGACTTTTCTATTTCGCTTGTAGTCTTGCTAACTTCTTTTCTTACGCTCTCATATCCAGACAAGTAATCTGGTATTTCTTCTTGGACTTTAATAAAGCCTTTGATTGCACCTGTAATTCCCACAACTGCCGCCATAGCCAATCCTGCAGGTCCGAAAGCTGTGTATAATCCTGCCGCACCGATAGCCGCACCGCCCGCTATCTTAGCTATTGAAGCTACAAGGTTGTCACTTCCTCTAGCTATATCAGTAAAACCGCTCTCGATAAGCTTAAATTCTCCAAAAGCTGATACTCCGCCAAGTAATGCTTTTTGGAATAGTGTCATATTATCTCTGACAGTAGCTATTCCACCATTTAAAGCTGTGAATAATCCCTTATCCTTAATTACGCTTCCAAAGTCCTTAAAGCTTGTTGTAACCTTTGCAAGTTTAGGGTGGAAAGAAAGAAGTGTAGCCGCTGTTTCATCATATCCCATTTTGGATAACTTTGTCGCTAACACTACATCTTCTGTTGCTTTGCTTAGAGAATTAAGCTTATTGTACGTTTTAGTTATGCTTTTTATTACATTTGTACCACCTATCGCCTTAAGCACTTTAGGAACTGCCACAAGCGATATAAGAAGTGTTTCTATAGGTGCTTTAGACAGCATACCCAAGTACAACTCAATAGCCGCTTTTAAGCCTTGCACAAGTACTTTAGCCGCCGATTTAAACACCTTAGTCCAATTAATGCCTGCAAGGAAATCTCCCATTTTCTGACCGATTTTAAACCAAGGAACATCATCTATAGCTTTTGCAAACCAATCAAAAATTCCTGCCACTAGGTTAGATGTATCTTGCCCCGCCTTAAAGAAATCACCAACTGCAAAATCTTTAAAAATCTGTTTAACAGGCTCGAGTGCTTTCTCTATTTTGTCTGCCCAAGCAACTGCCGAATTTTCCATATTGGCAAATGCTTTATTCCACGCCGCTTCATAATCAGCCGCCGCCTTAGCAATATCATCTGTCAAATCAATAGTGCTACCACCGCCGCCACCGCTTGAACCCTTGCTTGAGCTTGTATCGTCCTGCAATTTATTAATTTCATCAAATCCCATAAGAGATAATGTAGCTTTCTTAGCTGAGTCAGCTACATCTTGGTAGCCATCTGAAATATCTTCTAAGCCGTCTGATGTATCTTTGTAGCCGCTTTGTCCAAAACTCTCGAAGTCAATCTTAACACCCATTAAAGAAGCAAGACTAACTAATAATCTTTTGATTGCAATAGTTACTCCGTTTACTATCGGCATAACCTTTGAAAGAATTGGGATAAATAGCTGTCCTGCTACCATTCCTACCTCTTTCATATTGTTACTGAACTGGCGTAACATATTACTTGGGGAGTTGATTGTCAAATTTGTTATCGTATAGGCTCTTTATCCTATACTTCTTATAGTTTCCTATAAGTTCAGAGTACATTATCACCCACGTTTTTGCGTTTGGTTTGGTGGTAGCCACTTCCACCTCATACTGCCCTATATGCAGTAGTGTCGGACACTCTTGGGAATATTATATTTATTCAATTCCTACTCGTTACGATACTCAATAGCCTGTTCGTAATCTATTGAGTTATCTCGGTATTAGCATAGTTGAAAACTTTAGCCTTCGCCGATTTTGCCCGATTGCCATAAGATATTTCTATTCTTATGCAACACTTGGAAGATAAGCTATATCATTAACTTTCTTCCGTCTATTAGCTAAATCACCCCAAGATACTTTTGATTGGTCTAATATCGCTAACACTCTTAACTGTTGTTTTTCCATCTGTGTCATTTCAGACACCGACTTAGAAATGCCTAAGTTGTAAGCATACGTCGCTAATGTAGCATTGGTAATATCAATACCATACTTGTACAATGCCCTCGATTGTCCGATTAAACCGCTTTGTAAGTTCTGTGCTACTGTTGAATAGTCCACATTGAAAAGTGAGCTTATATCGCCCGCAAGCATTGTCATTGACTTTGTTATAGCCGTTGTTGCTTCGCCTGTCTGTCCTAACGAATTAGTAACAGAAGCTAACTGTGAAGCATACTGTGTTATCTCTTGTATGTTAAGTCCTAAGTTCTTTACTCCGCTTTCTTCAAGCAAGCCACCTTGAACATTAACTTTTAAACCAGACAGCTTTACGAGAGTATCGTTTACTCTGCTTTGGAAGCTCTCTGCATATGCTGTTGCGTTATCATATCCGTACTTCTCGTAATCCTTATCCCATTCTGAACCGATTTTGCCAAATGCTACCGCTTGATAGTTAAACGCTTCAATGTAATCTGTTGTTGATTTTATAGCTTCTATAAGTTTCTTAGAACCTCTGATAACCATAAAATATGTAGCATAGAATTTACCTATTGCACTTGCTAAGCTCCAACTGCTTCTAGTTGCTGTTCTAGCACTTGTAGAAACGCCGTATAGCGACTTTTGAAGTGAGTTTGAAGAAGTACCCACCTTGCTACCTTGACTAGCAAGATTAGCCAATGCGTTAGTCATAGCAATAACATTACTGCTTACATTAGGTGCTCTTGATAATGTGGTCATTAAGCCATTTAGTGCATTACCCAGTTTAGGGATATTCGCTGTGGCGTTTTCAATACTTTTACCGCCTAGCTTGCCAAGTGACTTGGCAAATTCTGTAACCTGTGTTGCGTTCTGTGGTATAGCTGATATGCCTGCAACCGTTTTCGTGACAGCTTCAAGTGATGTAGCTGTGTTAGCAAGTGCGGCTGAATCAACAGAACCTATCTTTGTGATGTTCTTAGCAAGTCGGGTAAAATCAGTAGTCTTAACATCCATATCTCTGATAGCATTATTGAGTTGTGTGATATTGCCTGCCAAATTACCAAGAGATGAGTTATTAACCTTTGTCAAGGAACTTGACAAATTTAACAACTGTTCTTCTAGTTTTTTGATAGAATCAATCGCTGGTTTAGTGACTGCTGTAATTTTAACTTCTAAACTGTCTAATTCCACGATTTATACCTCCGGCTTATCATTTTTAGGGTGCGCTAAATCCCAGTTTGCTTTGCGTATTTTCATATTCAAAACAAACTCTTCTCTCTTTCTTTGTGTTTCATCTTCGGTATTTTCTTTTTTATTAATATCGCTATAAATAGGTTTGTCTGGATATTCAAGCTCGCCTTTACCCCAAGCACCGCTCCTAACACCTATCTTGATTGCCGGAAGTATGTAACTGCCTACAGCAAGCCATATATCCGAATCTATTCGTTGTCTTTCAAGTTTCTTGCCCTCTACAACAGCCCATAGTTTTTTAGGTGTCATTTTAAGAAAGTCTGAATAACTAGCTCCTAGTGAACTAGCTAAGACAAAGTATTCTTCCCATATTATTTTGTGAAAGTTTGTTTCTTTAAGTGGTCTTGTGGTACTACTGTTGGCTTCTTCTCCTGTTCCATCTCTTCCACATTGTTTGCCATTTCCTCTAACATCGCTGTTATTCCCGACAGCTCGAAAAAACCATCATCTTCCATCGCTTTCTTGATTTCTTCAAACAATGTTCTATATCCGTAACTCTTATCTGTCTTTCTCTTTTCTGTAATATATGCTCTAGTGAGTTCTTTTGCTTCATCCATAGTTACAGGGTTATTGTCAATACAGCCTGCATAAATGGCTAAAATGCAAATCTCTGGCACATCTGCTGTCATATTTGCTAATCCATCAAAGGAAGCCTGTGCAACACTTTTATCTGTCTGTGCAAGTAAGTAAGAACCATTGACAACAGAAAACATTTTCTGCACTATCTCTTTGCACTCTGCCGCACCAAAAGAGAACTCAACTTTGTATTCTTTTCCATTTACATTAATATTCATCATAATTTTTACCCTTTCCCACCCTATCGCTATATAGGGAAAGGTGCGGATTTTACACCGCACCTACCTTTTAAAATAATTATTCTGTTACATCATCAAGATATGATGTGTAGTCGGCTGTTTTGGCGTTTTCTACGCTATCCGACACAGCCTTTTTAGATTTAGTCGAATAGCTCATCATTCCCCCGATGTTGGGACAACTGCTGTATCTGTTCCTATCATATCCTCAATAATAAGGTTGATAGCCATTGTAAGAAGTCCATTCTGCTCCTTACTTGTAATTGGTAGCTTTGATGGTGGCTGTGCCACAAAGAACTCTGCATCTGTAATGCCTGGTGTGATTTCCTGAAACCACATTCTCTTGCCACCAGTCAATTCATTGTAAGCTGTGATAACGTCTTTCCATTCCTTAATTGTTGCGTCCGTCTTGTTGACTGTAACCGCAACTGTATCTGTAACTGTATCTCTGCCTGCAATGTTTCTTGTCTGCTTATCCTCAAGTGCCGAAGCATCTATTGCTTCCGGTGTTACTGTAATTTCGTCAATAGAGTTAATTCTTGTAAGCAACTTAAATGATGTTGGCTTTGTGCCTGCTGTTGTTTCAACTCCATAAGAAAAAGTAACGCCCAGTGTACTTAATCCTGCTACTGCATCTGCCATTGTCTACCTCCTAAAAATTTGCAAAAAAATAAGAGCATTTCTGCTCTTTGTTACATTAATCTGTCATTTGCCGCTATCATTCGTCTGAATCTAGCGGTACTCTTATGTACTTTATTGCTGATTGAAAATTCTGGCATTGCGTTGCCTTGAAATCTCATTATCTTAAATACATCTGTAATTATTGCCATAACTTTGCGGCAATCAGCTTTGCTTGTGTTAGTTGTGACATCTACTTGAAATGTTGCTAACAATGCATTAATTGTCTGCCCGTCAAGTGTTTGTCCTTGCTCTACCGCTGGCAACAGATGTATGTATACCGTTGGAAATACTGCTTGACCGCTGTTTTCTCCCTCATTTGTTATAACTATTCTGGGATATGTTTTCTTGAGTTGCGTTAGGGTTTTAGCCTTGACAAGTGCTGTGACTGTGTTTTCAAGGTCTATCGCCCAATCATTAGCGTTTGCCATTAACTAAACACCTCTCTTGCTATCTGCTTATACTGATTAATAATCTCCATTGTGGCGTTGTACATAGACATTGTAGCTTTAACGCCATGAGTGTAGTGCCATTGATTATCATTACCTAAGTAGTACCAGCCATCTTCAAATGCGTGTATCTGTCCTGGGTATGTTCCTACGCCCAAGCCAAAATCATTAGCCTTTGGGTTCTCGTTACCGCTGTTGTAATAAATACCAGCACCAAATTCAATCGCTAATAGCGTGTAAAATGGCTCTCTATCTTCTACTTCAACAGTTTTACCGGTAGCAATCAAAATAGCTTGGTAGCCATCTTGAATAGGCTTTCTGTCAACTCTCAATGTTACTGTCCTACCTAATGGACTTTCATTAACGCTCATAATTGCCGCTTTGTCGCCTAATTCTGCTAATCGTTCAACAAGCAATTCGCACTTATACTGTAATGTTTGCTTATATTGTTGTAGCTGTCTGATAGCTTCATTTACGGACTTTTCAGACAAGGATATATTAATTGTATGTCTTGCCATAAACACGCTCCTTAACTGCTTGTGAAATAGCTTGTCTTATGCTTTCAATTATTGGCTCTTGTGTACCTACAATTGACTTTTTAAGAATAGAGCCGGTTAATTCTGGCTGTTCATCGTCTATTTGTATGAATAAAGAGCCACTTTCGGGAAAGCCACCTGTCTGATACTTCGTATTTACCACCTACTTTACAACTGCTTTAAGCATATACTTAGTTGAATGTAATGCCGGTTTCGTACCTACAATCGTGAAGTCCGCTGATGTTTCATCAACAAGGCTATCATCTGTGTATGTAGGCTTACTATCTAGCCAGATAAGGTCGCCTTTTTGAACAGGCAGCATATTCCTATCTGTCAGTAAAATAGCGTCAAAATCAGCGGTATCAAATCCATATTCTTTACTCTGTGCTTCTCCACCGCTGAATGATATGTTGGCTTTGAAATCGACCGGCTCTGAAAAGCCTGTTTTTTCATGGGTGTAGTATATCTTCTCTCCGTCCTCTGTTTCGTAAAACTTTGGATTTCCGTCCTCGTCTTTTTCATAGACTGTGACAGTTTGACCTTGAAGCGCGTATTTCATAGCCTGCTTATTAATGTCAAGCATTGTTCTTTACCTGCTTGTAAATTTGATTTACACCTGTGCTTGACAGCCCCGACACGATACCTACAGCTATTGCATTAAGAATGTCATTAGCTGGATAATTTGGGATTACATACATACCTATAACGCCTAAGATAGCACCTGCAACACCTACGATTATAGGAATGTAATTGTCCTTAACCTGTGGTATCTGCTTAGCCGCATAACCAATCAAATAAGTGATAACAACGATTGCAACTACTGTTGATACTGATGTTATATCCATTAGTCTTTACCTCCATTCTTTAAGTGAATTTCCTGTATTTCGTTATACATTTTGGTTACCATACCATTCCCGCCCAATGCGTGATATGCGTTATACATTTCAACAAAATTATCATAAGCATAGGATGGTATTTCACCGAGTTTCATATACTTATCGTGGTATTCGATAAGCTGTACACGCAAAAGTAGCATTGTACCTTTGCTATTGGCGTCTTTGTCCTTTTTTTGCTGTTTAAGGAGCCAGACAATATAACCTAATACGATAGGTAATATTATTGTATATGTCTGTAATAAAAATTCTTTCATTTTATATCTCCTGTAATTATTAATAAGCACACCGCCCACCACCCTTACTGTGTGCCGCCTGCTAACATATTGCTGACATCAGCAAAATGCTAACGCACAATCTTCTATAACACTTTGGCAAATGGAAATACCCCAACAAATAAACTGTCTCTGTCTCTCCAAGTTCTGTTGACACCATTCTCATTGTAGCTTGCCATAAATGCTTCGCCTGCCTGTGAATGGTCGTAGACAGCCAAATTAACGATAACACTCTCAAATTTCTTCAAATCATCGGTTATCATTTCATCTGTGTAGCTGTCGGGGTAGTTTCTTCTTGCCTTTACATCTTCTGTAGCCTGCTTAATGAGCTGTTCGATTATCGGATTATCTTCTTTGTTATCGAACACTACCACATCAGATGTTGTTTCATCATCATTTGTGACTGTATCAATATGAAATTGTTTAAGTCTGATTTTGACCTGTTCTAATGTGGTGTATTCCATAACTATCTCCTATAATCCTAATTTCTCAATTAACAGCTTCTTTAATTCTGCTCCTGTAAGTTCTTCTGCATTGTCTATACCTTGTTCTGCGGCAAAAGCCTGTAAATCAGATGTAGACATACGATTAATGGTTGTCTTGCTATAATCAAAAGAAGCCCCAGAATTGTTATTTTCTGGAACTTCTTCACCTGCGTTATACCATTTACCATTATGAATCACTATATATGGATATTTCATAGTTGCACCTCCTACCCTTCGCTATGAACCTCATATACGAATGTGCTATCCATATTCTCATATGACGGAAGAACAACCTCGGAAGCATATGTTGACATTTTCATAGGTGGTCCATATTCTGTCTTTGTAGCGACTGTAATACCTACACCGTATGTTGTAACATCGACATTAGGTAACTGTCTTGCTGTTCTTTCTTCTGGTGTAGTGCCGAACCAAGTACTACCAAGATTGCCATCTGGGAGAAGTGTAACCTTGTTATCTGGGTAGAAGTACTGCTCCTTGCCATCATCATCAATGTACATCTTGTCGTAAAGTACGATAGTGAGCTTTGTTCTCTTCTGCGCTACTGAAACAACAGTATCATCATCAACCTCAATGGTTGCTGTAAGGTTCTGTGCAAGAATCGAGTTTCTTATCTGTGCATTATCAAGCAGATACTGGAATGTATTGCTGTTCATAAGTGCATATCTAGCAATCTTACCCTGCTTCTGTAACTTCTTTCTTGCATTGTTAAGGTCTGTAAGTGGTTTTGAATTAGCTGTATCACTCCACATACTTGTGCCAGAAAGTTTTGCGTAATGGTCTTTTGCGTATGAGCCGTCTTTGTCATAATCATAGGCATACTGAACGCCATCACTCACGATAGCAATTACTGGGTGACCTGCATTTGTTGCAAGAAGTGACATTCTCATTCTTTCTGGTACAACTTCTGCACCGCTTACAAGATTGTTAGTATCGTCATACACACTTGATAAAGCACTTGCAAGATATGGGTCGTCCGCAGACTGAATACGCTCAATTTCAAGCATTTCTTCTTCGCCTACTGTCATTCCCTCGCGGAAAAATGCCATCTGTGTTTTTTCTTTGCTTAATCCCTCTCTAGCTCTAAGTGTTGGGATTGTGTCAAAGTTAGATGGTGCAAGTGATACTGGAAGTCCTTTATGTGTCTTAATCCAACTTAAATCAAGACCCTGCTTCTTTCTTTCTGGAAACCACTGTAAGCCAAGATAAGGTATCTGATTACTAGCGTTTTTTGTTGCCGATAATGCAATAGACTTACTGTCTAATACTTCATTAATTAACATCTGTTTACCTCCTGTTATTATTCAAATACAATCATTGGAAGAGCTGTCTTAACTGTTGCGTCATATGTAACGCCTGAGTGTGCTTCTGCCACCTTTGTATTAAGGTATGCTTTCTTAAGTAGTACTCCCTGTGGTCTATCCTCTGTTACATCAAACCTTAAAATACCCACTACTGTAGCTGTATTGTCAGCCTTGCCATTTGCTCCGATTGGTGTACCTGCCTTGACAATTCTCTTGCCCTGTGCGTTTTTAGTTGTTACGCCGTCAAAATCAAGTGTTAATGGGATTGCTTCGTTAGGCTCTCTCTTTAAAATCTGAACGTCTCCTGCGTATGAAGTCTTTTCATACTGCATATTCATTTCCTTTGCCATTTCTTACCTCCTGTTATTACTGAATATAATGTGATAAAACATCATTGTTCTTAGGTGCATTAGATATAAGACTTTCTGCTATCTTTTCAGCATTTGTCTTATTGTCTGCACCGTCTTTATTGCTGCCACCGCCCGGAATATCTTGATGTTTAGCAATCTCTTGTTCCTTAGCCTGCGCCGCAGCTATTTCTTTTTCGGACATAATCTTGCCAAGTTCGGTGTAATCAAGGCTTCCATCGTCTTTAACAACTGTCTTTGCCTGTTCAGCAGTAATCTTAAAATTAGTCATAGCTGCTTCCCTCTGGTCTCTGATAGCGTTAGATTTCTGTAAATCGGCTATCTGCTGATTAGCTGTATCTAGGGCTTTATTTGCCTTTTCAAGCTCTGTCAGATTGCCAGCCTGTATTTCATCAAGCTGCTTCTGTAAGTCATCTGCTGTGTCAGCCTTAGCCTTGTACTGCTTTGCCTTGTTTTTCTCCGTAGCAACTTCTGAATTGTTCTGATTAAGAAGATTTGTAATCTGTTCATCTGTTGCTTCTGGAAAAAGTTTTAATACATCTTCTCTTGTCATAATTACCTCCGTTAAACACACGCTTTTGTTACCGCAGGTCGCTCCTGCTGTGTTCTTCTGCTATTTACCGCATAGCTGCAAAATGTATAAAATAAAAGCAGCTACCGATTATTCGATAACTGCCTTATTTTGCTGATTATTATTAAGTTGATTAACTATCTCTTGTGCTTTCTTTTCTTGTTTTTCTACATCTTTAATAGTTTTGTATAGATTATCTAAATATGGCTTAGATAATACATATGTTTTTTCAGAATCACCCCATAAACCAACTGTCTTAATTGCAACAAGTGGATGTATGCCAGCTTGTAAAAGTAAAAGCAACGTCTGCGCTTTAGTGTACATATTATCCTGTGGACTGTGATTTATCTGCACATCAAAATCTCTAACCGATAGTTTTAAGTCTTCTCCTGCAAGTCTTAGAATATTAAGAACAACTATTGCTAATCGTTTTTCACAGGATTTAACAACAGGGTCTTTCAGCTTTGCTCTTGTCTTAGAGAAATCCCATCCGTTTCTCAATTGAACCGCCCCTTGCGTATCTCCGCCGGTGTTACTTTGTTTTGTCGGAATGGCTAATATGGATAATGTGTTATCCCACAAATCTTCTTTAGCAACTTGGCATTGTGTCTGATTAAGCTCTTGTGTCATAATTTCGACATCCGACTTGTTGTTTTCATTGATAGATTTAACTGTAAGGGCGTGGTTCATTTTCATTTTTTCAAATGTTTCTGGGTCAACTTCACAATTAACAAACTTAACCCAATACTCAACAAACTGCTGTATGCTATCCATTCTGTTAGACTGCATATTATTAATAGCATCCAACATACCTATAACAAGCTCAATATCAGATATTCTTTCGTGGTTATTAGGAAACTCAACAATAGGAATTACGCCATATGTATGTAGTTTTGTTTCAACTACTTTACTGTCAATAATTCTGAATGACATAGTGTCGGAGAATGCCATTTTATACTGGTTTCCGTCCTCGTCTTTAAGCTCTTGCACAACAAGCATAGGTTCTTCTGTGCTTTCATTGTAAACAACGTAAGTATTCATTGGTGTAGGTGCTACAATTCTAAATGGCACATCACCATTTTTAGGTTGAGCCGCCTTAAAGGATGTTCCTGTTGCCGACTGCCACTCCCCAGCTTTAATATCTTTCTCCTGCTTATTGGCATCTGCCATAAAATCATTAAGCGTATCAACAGATTTATTGATAGTTTCATCATCTTTGCGACTTATAAACTGAATTGGCTCGCCATACGTCTGTCCTACCTTAAACTGAACAATCTCATATGCGTGATTCTCAACAATCTTGTTTGTAATATCTTCATTAGTCAGCTTATGTCTATACAATATCGGTTGGTCGCCCTTGTAGTAATGCCACAGATACTTAATAACTGGCTTATTCCAATTAAATACACCTATAGTACTTCCAATAACCTTAACAACATTGTTAGCAGTTATTGTATCTACATTCGTGTATGCAATTTTTCTACCATAACAACCTCTAACAAGGTCTTGAAAATACATTGTGTTCATATCTTGCTCCTAATAAAATGTCATACCACTTGAGCTTCTGCTATCCGGTATTTCTTTAATTTGAAAATTATCATCATCGTTCGGCACATACCAAATCCATTTGCCGCAATGTTTGCAAGCTAGTTTGTGTGTGCGTGGGTCTTTCTTATCTGCCTTAGTTAAAAACTTATGGCAGTTCGGACACATAATTGATTTATCTTTATTCATATAAAAATTCATATTTTTACCTCGTTGCATAACAAAAAGCACCATCACAATTAAGCAACGGTGCTTTCGATAAGGAATGTTTTGTTTATGAAAAACATCTTTGTAACTTCTTACAGATACAGTATATCATTAGTGCAATATGACATTCTATGACATCTTTTATAAATATTCATTTCCATATTTATCTTCAAAGGCTTGCAGGGCTTTAGCATGTATTCTGTGTACTTGCCGCCAGCACCAGTCTGTTTCATTTGCAATTTTTTCAAATGTAAACTTTCTGACATATCTTAGAAACAATACTGTGTAATAATCTTCGTTGTTTATCTGCTCTATCTGCTCTATTATTTTGTTTTTTACATCAATGTATTTATCTATAAGCTTATCAAGGCTTTCTTCCATTTGTTCAAGTCTGACATATCCGCAACCTGTTTTGTCTGGATCTGATGATGACATAACTCTTTCTTCATTAACAACCGCTGATATGCTGTATGATAATTCTTTATACTGTGTTATTTCTATCAATTTATTATCAATTATCTTGTTGTAATAACTTATCTGATTAAGATAGTCCTTAGTTGTCATAATAGATTAATACCTCCTAAATGGATTTATAGCAGCTTCAACCTTTGCTACTCTATTACCCTGTGTCATTCTCAATGCAAAATTTGAAAATACATCTGGTACATCATCAAGCTGTTTCTTTCCAGATACTGAATACTGTTTTAAAAGCGACATCATTACTCCGTATGGTTCATTAGGTTTGTAAAGTGATGCGTCTTTAAAAATAATATGTTGCAAAATCCAGTTAGAACATTGAAAAATTCTTGCCTCTTTGTTTGTTTCTGTAGGTGTATCTGTAATATTACATATCCAACCTACACTCTCAACACGCTTATTAACTTCCATTGCTACTCTGTCGCCGCCGGCGTTACGCTCAAATTCACACTCTTGCACTTTGTTATTTACAAGTACACCTGCGGCATTTCTGTATTGTTCTTCATAATCTGCTGTGTTGTCACATACGCAATCAACGCAGTAATAATCTTCTCCGTATTTTTGCAATACAGGCAGTACAAAATAATCCGTGCCTTTACCCTTTGTATCACATTGAGCGGTAATAATCTCCGGCTCTCCGTGTGGTAAATTGAGATATCTTCGGATTTTATCGTCTGGGAATAATAAGCCCTCACGTTCTATAGGGTCTTGTTTATACAGGCAGCGATATGAGATTTCATCCATAAGTAGCTGAATATCTTCAAAATCCTTTACTGTATATCCACCAAATTCAAAGTCAAAATTACTTTCTCCTGTTACTGGGTCTACATCAGGCACGGATATTACTTTAACTCGTTTGTTTCCCTCATAAGCTTGTATAATACGTCCTATTACGTCTCTAACGCTCCACCTTGTAGCAATATGTATTTCTTTACATGGGTTTCCATCCTCGTCCGGTATCTTTCTTTGTCGTGCATCTACTGCATATTTATCCCACAATTTATCAAGATAGGTTGGGTTTAGTGCTTCTTCAATGCCGCCTATCATATCATCAACTAGCAGAAATTTATTAGCTCTGACTTTACCAGCATTTTTACTGCCGACGGATGTACATTGTACAGATTGAAACGGCTTATATTTTCCTACGTTAAACTGTTCAAGTTTTGCATTTGTACTTGTTACTTCAAGTCCAGGGAACACTTCTCCCCATGTATACTCGTCAGCGTTTGTGACAATATCGTATACTCCATCATAATACATTCGTGTAATGTCTCCGCTGTGTGAATAAAAAAGGTTATATCCGTTTGAGTACCAACCTATAACCGCAGAATGGAAAAACTTTTCGATTGTGGTTTTTCCTGTTCCGGGTGGGAGAGAAATACATAAAATATCATATTTATCATCAATCATGCCTTGTAATGCTTCTATTAAGCCTATTTTGATAAACTGTTTTCTTCTCGGCATATAGAATCTTTCTTTAGGTTCACGTTTCTTTTCTATGTATCTAAAAAAACTGTCAACAACCTTGTGTTGTGCTTCAATCAGTAAAATATCGTAAAACCAATTAATCAGCTCATATTCCGTTTTATTTGCAAACGCATACTTCTCTAAATCCCATATCGTTCCACCTGTCTTGTCCTTGCAGAAACGCTCTATAAGCTCTTTTGCCCTTTCTGTAAGTTGTAGTCCATACTCAATATCTTTCTCGCCATTTATGGCTACGCTACAAGCGTCTACATAGGCATTAATTACTTGTTCATCAATTCCATTTCTTTTTATGTAATTTTCATATCCATTAACTGTAGAAACAAGGCTCTGACTAGCCATAAAGAAAAGCACCTCCGCCTTTTAGCAGAAGTGCCTTATAGACCTCTGCCTATAATTGTTTTAGGTTAGCGACTAACTCCATTTGTTAGCCGGTAATGTTATTAAATTATCTTATAGTCTCTTCTTCCAATTTCCCATTTATGAAAAACAATAAATGTCATAAATAAAACTGTATCTCCGTTTTTCAGTTCAATAGATATTGGTAATCCTCTTCTGTCAATTTTTAATATATCATTTTTATTTTCTGACAAAAATTTATTCAATTCCCATTGTAATGTTCTTATTGTCTGTTCATTATGTACATATATCATCTTCACAAAACACCTTTCTACTTCTGATATTTGCATTTATAACGACCGCACATATATTTATGTATTCCTTTGCTAACATCTTCAAATGAGGAATATTCAACAGCAAATCCACAAGTTTCAGGGTCGTACTCACAATTAGGATTTGTGTCACAAACATTAAATGGATTTTTCTTCTTAATCCGCTGATTATCTGACACTTCTATATCAACCAAATCATCAATCATCAGCACAGCCTTTGAAACTCTTACACATTCTTTTCTCTTCTCGTCATTGGTACACTTGCCATCTGCATTGTATCGGCAAGAAGTCAGATTGCATTTTTTATTTTCATAAGCATTATTTACATTATTAATCCATTCACGAAATGGAATATTGTTAATTGTGGCATTGTCTAATGCCACGTCAGCTATCTCCTGTACCATTTTTCTGTATTGAAATTCCATAATCTCGCCCCTAAATTCTTGCAACTACGTGTTCTTTTACAATTTCTTCTTTTTCCGGGTCGTAAATAACCGAACCGTTTTTATCAGTCTTATTCTTATCAAATTCGCAAGAAACTTTTATACCATCCTTATTACTGCATTCTGCGTGATAATCAATGACACATACTTTCTTCTGCCATTTCCCATTGGCATAAATCTTTGTGTAACCGCCAGCTCTTGTTTTAATGATTATTTTACTTCTTGATTTCTTCATTTCTCATAAACCTCTCAAAATCTTCCATACATTCATTACATAAATCGTAAGTCATATTTAATATGCCACTCCTTGTAATTGAGTTCATACACAACAGCCCTACTTTTATCTCTTTTCCGCACCTGTCGCAAGTGTGCCATTCTTTGCTATGTTTCATGGCAATCCCCCTTTACAAAATTGACAAATCTCCGTTTAATCTTTAAAAAGCACTTCTTCCGCTAAAAAAGTAAGTTGTATCTTTTTCATTCCTGACTCATCGTCTGTAATGTCATCTACACTATATATACTATCAACTGGGTTACCATCAAAGAAAACTTTGACATATCCTTTTGAACTGTCCAACAATGCTTCTTTAATCATCCTTCCACCAGCTTTCTACCGCAGATAGGGCAATAATTAATTTCAAACTCTCCCTCTCCATATTCTTCACCGCTGTTGTCATAACAAAGTTTATAACAATAGCCGTAATTAGTTGATTCTATATATGCTCTGCCATATGTATAGCCGTTTTCAATCTTCTTCTTTTTTCCGTTGCAAAATTCACACATATCACTTCTTCCCCCATAAATTATCTGGTAATTCCTCGCCGCCATATATCTTGTTAGCGTATTTCTTAAATGTCGGCACGCTACAACCTGCTACCTTTGCCGCCTTTACCTGTGAAGCCTGTCCCGATATGTATAAGTTAATTGCTTCATAAAACTTATCTTTGTTTAGTGGATGTACGCCTGCTGCCATAATAATCACTCCTTACTTTGATTTTCAACTTGATGATTATATTTTCTTACATCACTACGCATTTTAGATGGCATATTCTTATAACCTGTATTTTGAAGTTCTGCTTTGAAAGCGTTAAAATCATCATCATTTTTAACAAATATACTGACATATTTATCAATCTGCGGTCTTGTCATAAGTACACCATTTTCAGTAAATACCTTTTTGATGTAGTTTGTATAATAACAATACCCTTTGACTTTTTCGTGGTATAATCCCCAAAAATAATCAGCATTTTCTTTTGTTTCAAACTTTGCCCTAATCTCATTGTTAGAAATGTGATTGTAACAATGTCTGCACAATGTAATTAAATTGCTCTCTCTATCATCACCGCACATTGAAGCTGTTCTTATATGTGACATTACCAACACCCTGTATTCTCTGCTACTCTTTCCGCAATATCTGCAAGTATAATTATCTCTTTCAAAAATCTTAGCCTGTAAATCTTTATATGAACTCATAATGAATACCTCCTACCATTCTTTACTTTCGCACCAACTGCTCTTACAAGTGTGGTTCATAATGTTAATCAAAACCTTTTCAGAAGAAAAATGAACTAAGCTGTAATCGCATTTTGCCGAAAACTTTGTATTGAAATATTCATCAACTAACATCTTGTAGTCTGTATTATCGTCCATATCACTTATAGCCGCATAATAGGTATCTGTATATCCGTCACGCTCTATGTCGGTTTCTTTTGTTAAATTATCTACTACTCTTGATAAAACCTTATCTGTTAATGGGTAGTGATATTCTCCAGTACATTCTCCGTGTTTATCTAAAAAGTATTTAAAGAATGCTTCTGTATTTTCTTTGAGCGTTTCATCGTTAGTCCAATCATAAGCTATCTTGCCAGCTCTGCTTATCATTCTCTCTTCAGCAACTTCCCAATCACTTTGAGAGTATTTGCTTATCGGCTTAAACTCTTTCGCTTTTTTATCTTTGGGTAAAAAAGAATTACATTGTTCTCTGTTAAGAGAATTACATTCTGTACTATTTGATTTGTAATCTTTGTTTAAGTAATCTATGTTAGTACTCTTTGGTATTGCTTCGTCACTAGCTTGTGTTTGATTTTTCATTGGCTCATTATTGATTACGCACTCGTGCGTAATGGTTTTTTCATTTTCTGGAATTTCAATTTTATAATCGCTTAATGGATAGCCATTCTTTTTAAGGTCTTTTGCAATATTTACAAGATTTACCCTATATTGTAATGTTCTATCCCACCTATATTTAGGGTTATTTCGTTTTGAGATATAACCCATATTCACCAAATCGCTGATATATCTTCTTATCTGGCTTGCAGATAAACCTAACATAACCTCATCAGCTAATTCCTCGGCGGTTTTATATATCCAACCATAGAAAAGCTCTCTTTCCTCTTCTCCATTGCTCTTTGCGATCTCATTTTCTTTCTTGATAAACTTATCGGCATCTGAAACTCTTTCAGACCAATAGATAAACTGATTAAGAATGATTGCTTTTCTATAATCGTTTGTTATTGATAATAAATCTTCTCTAATTACTGCTTTTTTAATTTTTATGTCTGTCATAAATTACCTCCTACGATAGATAACCCTACGATTTATATAAAAACAGTTGCCAGGAGTTCGTAGGTTACTCTTTTCGTGTTGCAATCACTAGGCAACTGATTTTACCAATATTATTCCGGCTTATTCATCTCAAAGAAATGCTTCTTGCATCTTGAATCATCGCTATCAAAGCTACAATCTGGTTTAAATTGTTTTTGGCATTCATCACAAGACCAAGATGTTACACCTTCAAGCTCTGAAACAGCACCGCAAAGCTCGTACAATTCATCATCTGTGCAATTCAGCACATAATCCGCAAGTTCCATTCTTATTTTTCCGATTGAACGATGCTTAATCAACTTTGCCATTTTATTTACCTCCACGAATGATAATTTCCACGATTTTAGATATAACAACAAACAGGCAGTCGTGGTCTGCTTTTCGGTAGCTAACCTAGTTTGTTGTAATCGGATAGACAGGACTTGAACCTGTGACTACTTGAATAAATCAAGCGTTACTCCCAACTGAACTACTATCCGTTGTACAGTTTCTTATGTGACCAGCTCCAACTCTTTTCATATTCGAGTTTAAACTAGCCACACAAGCATTTTAATTATTTCAGCAGGGACTACTGCAACGCCTGCTTATTCGGGAGCTACCCGACCGCTTGATGTGGTGTGGATTTGAACCACACGAATTTTTCTCGAGCAAAATATACCCTCTAGGTACTGCTTACCACTTGCATACACATCAACTCACATGTAGATGGTTTTAGAGAAATTAGATAACCAACAACTTATTTCTCTTTTCTGTTTACACGCGAGAGCGCCGACATCGTGAATCGAACACGAACAACATTTCTGTTGGATAGCTTAGCGAGCTACTGGAATATCTTTATCCCATATCGGCTTAAATAAAAAGACTAGCACAGAGAGATTAAACAATTCACATTTATAAATCACTTTGGAGGTCATTTATACGCTTAAAAATATTGTTTTGAGGGGATATAAAGTGCTAGTCTTTAATGACAGTATAGGGTATGAGCCTATAACAGGTCGTGGCAAAGCTGGATGTATTCCGCCGTGCAGTTTGGCTGTTCAAAGAAAGTGGCTTCGCTCGCTGTCTATCCCTTATGGATAACTGCCTAATTATGAGATCATTATTACGTGTTGTATTACACGTAAAACCTCACGGACTTTCTGACGGTCCTTGACAGCTCTTGCTATGAGGTGAAAGGAGAACTTAATGTCATGGTAATTCCACCAAACCAGTAAGTTCAAAGGTGCAAGTAACGATTAATACTTATACTTGCGAACTGCCCCTATCAGAATCGAACTGATGATGTAAGAATCAAAATCTTATGCCTTAACCGCTTGGCTAAGGGGCAATTAAGCTACTCTTTATCTTCAAAGAGTGCTGCAATATCATTTGTGCTATCAATCTGTTCTACAAAGTTATCTGTGCCGTTAGGATGTGTGTCTGGATTACCATTGCAATTTTTGCAAGGCGTTTCAAACCACATTTTAAATTTATATAAGCAATTACAGCAATCTTCCTCTGGCTTAAGCATTAGACATCACCTGCCTGTCTATGATTAGCTCTGTAAGAATCAAAGCCATTCGGATAACGTGCTATAAGCTTATCTATGTTTGTCTGCATTACATCATCAAGGCTGAATCCGCAAGCTTCGCAAATCATAGCAATGTACCACATTACATCACCGCACTCTTTCTTGAGGTGTTCTAGGCCTATGCCTTTTTCGTGGAATATGCCCTTTTTAACGAGGTCTGATACTTCGCCAGCTTCACCAGTTAGCCCTAAGACACCATTAAGAAGTCCTGCTATGTCATTTATGTTGCTGCACTTAGCATTGTTTTCTGTTAGAGGACTAAGCGGAAGCTTGCCAGTTAATTCAGTACTTAATCTATAATGAGCCTTTTTATCGTTAGTACGCATAGCCAATTTTTGGTATTCATTGCCCTGCATTTCTAACCCCTTTTTTATATTTTAAAAATTTCTGGAAATAGCCCGATTGAGTAATCGGTATCTGATGTGTGTTTGTAAAATCATTAGAATTAAATTAACTGTGTTTATTATACACCTATCTATAGGATTTGTACAGTAATTATTGATTAAATTATATAGGTTTTATTAAGGCTATATTAATAAATATATTAATTATTGTATATGGGTTAATAAGTTATTAATTATTGGGTATATAAATATATATATAAATAAATGCGTATATATAAATATAATAAGCCTTTTTATTTTTGAGAATATTTGAGCGACTTAGTTGGGGCAAAATCCTAGAGGCTAACAACCCCCAGCCCCTATCTATAAAATTGTGTCTGCTTGGTACAGATATTTCAAACAATTAACACAATTCACACTATATCTGTACCATAACGCCGATAAACCTTAATTTATCAGCGTTATATAAATACTTAACACTCATAAACCCAGTATTTAAGCGGTTTCTAAACAGTTTAAATTGTGTCTAAATTGTTTATAGTGTTTATCTGCTGCTTATCTGTTAATTGTGTATTGTTTTGGCTTAATTGTGGGAGTTCTGATGCGGTCTTAATGACTTTCGTGGTGCTTTCTCTGCTAACACCGGGAAGATTCCATACAAAATGTCGGTTAAGTATCGCAAGGATGCCAACAGGGTTTTTGCTGCCGGTTGCGAGCTTGTTCGACAAACTTTCTTCACGAAAAATGCGCAGTTTTTGCACGATGTCGAAGGCTTTCGTACTTAGTTTTCTCTCTCCAGCTCCCCAATCCATTAATGTATCGTAATTAATACCAGTTAATAAGCTATATCCCATTATACTACATTCTTTATCATATACAGCACATAAATAATAATATATATATAATATATACTCTAATTTATCATAATCATACATATAAAAATTACTATCCATAATGCAATTAGTATTATTTTTATTAATATTCTTATTTAATTTTAATATACTTTTATCACCAAAAACATATTTATTTATATACATCAGGGCGGCGTTCCATCGGCTCTGTGGTTCTTTTGTCATATCTTCGATGTTGTGTTCTTCGCAGAACTGCGATAAATACAGCTCTATGTCGTTTTGAAATACTTCGGGCGTGTCTGGCGTTTCCTTTACTTTCTCCATGCATTCCCCTTTCTGCTGAAACTTATCCAGCTTATTATAATATATACTAATAACATAAAAATAACCCGATAACTATTATATAATTATCGGGCGTAAATCTTATATATTCAATTATTAAAATAATATAGCATAAATATATTATAAAGTCAATTTTAATTTTAAGCTTGACATAATGTAAAAATCTGTTTATTATGTTAAGTATAAACAGTAACAAAAATGTATTGAAATACGCTATTCTGTATTTTTAAACAATAACATTGGATGTATTGAAATATATTTTTTTGTATTTCTTAAATAGTAACGCACGGCGTAGAAAAAAGAGGGCTTTAAGCCCTCTTTTAATCCAACCACTTAGACCACTATTCCTGTATCCAAACATCTATTATTGTGTTATCGCTATCGCAATTTATGACGAATGACGTCGAATGCTCGGCATCTATGGATGCCACATAAGTGTAATCATCTTGACTTTCTTCGCAAGACATACAAGTTTCGCCTTGCTCATCGTAATCCTCAAAGGCTTCACATATATCTGTATCAAAATTATCTATATTCCTACCAATAAAATTTTTTAAATTGGCAAGAACGCCAGTTTTTGTTATTCGTGGGTCATCTTTTTCCCATGTCGTTTTTAATATATCGCTATCTAACACATTGTACGCATCTTCATCTTCGTTAGTATATATATAATCGTTAGAATATAGAGTACAACATATTCTATCTATTTCTTTTAATTTATCTTCGCTTTCTGCGAAGAAATAGATGTCTGTTGCATATTCATACTCCACATCGCAGGGGCTATAATTTTCTTTCCCAGCTTTAACACTGTATCCGTCATTCATCAAAATAGCCGCCCCTTCTTCGTAATTCTTCCCTTCCAATTCGTTTAGACTTATCATATCGCTCTTACTTCCTTTCTTTAATTGTTTATAGTTGATAAATCTTTCGTCTTTTCCCGACGTGTTTTACTTAACAACTTCCCAGCTACTGCCATTATCAAACTCATCAGAATATTTGTTTAACACATCCGCCAGTTCCTGGAGGCTCTTGGCTTCCTTAATACCTTTCTTATATTCTTCCCACGCCTTAAGATATTCGGCGAAGTTGTCGCCAGTGTAATCCTCTTCTGTCATCTCCATTTCTGGGTAATAATACTCCTTAGCTTCTTCTAAACTCTCAAACTCTGCTTCTTTGTCAAAACTGTTTATCATTTTCATAATATTTCACCTTTTAACCTTTCTTATTCTTCTATTCTTTCCCAATATGCTCTTGCAATTTCAATCTCTTGTTCGTCGTTAGGTTCTCCATTTAGATCACACAAAATTGTATAATTAATCAAATCAACCTGTTCATCATCTTCATCAAAAAGATAAAAATGCTCATCTATTATCTTTTCGGCTTCTGTACTGTAACAAGGGCTTTCGTCGCTCCCCTGTGCTACATATCCAGCACTTAATAAAAATTTCTTTCCATCTTCGTAGCTCATCTTCTTGAGCTTGTCAATGCTTGCAATTTTCATCCTTTTCACCTTTTAGCCTTTCGGCTGTCCTTTCTTTTAATGTACCTTGATTATATACCGATAGCGTTACATTGTCAACACTATTTTTAGTGTTATTTAAAAATATTTTATCTTCTCGTCGTCTGTTGGTACTATCTCTATTATATCGTTCGGTTGACATCTTAAAATAATACATAATGTATTTAATGTCTTTGTATTAATATCGCTTTTATTCCTCAAATTCTGCATCGTGCTTTCACTCAATATCTTCTCTCTCCTCATTCTGTTAGCGGTGTAGCCACGCTGTGCCAGCTCTTTTAATACATCTATTTTATATGTAAGCATTTCGCAAGCTCCTTTCTGTTTTGTTTTTTCTATTATATATAAAATATTGCTTTTTTGCAACACTTAAAAACAAAATCAAAAAACATCTTAAAAGGTGTTGACATACACCATATAAGATGTTATTATTAAGCTACAAAATAAATAAGGCGGTTGACATCCTACCAAGACAAGCAACCGCCACCAATCAAAAAAGAAAGGTAAGCCGATTATACCACAGTCGGCGAAATGGTACAAGGTTATGACAGTTTACAGAATTAAAATTGAGGGCAAGGAATACAACGAAGACTACACATTCACAGAGCCAACAGAAGGCAACGCAAAAGAAGAGGTTGCCGCTATTCTGGAAGAGATGAAAAAAGGAAATATTGACAGCTTAGAGATTAAAAAGGAGGCTTAAAACTATGATGAACGAAACAGCAGAACAGAAAGAAATAAGGATATTTAATAGTTATAAAAAGGACCTTGAAAAGCTAGGAAAAGAACACGGACAAATAAGAATGAATTGTATTGAATATGTTTGCAGCTTTCCAAAAATTAACCCTTTTAAAATGGCTAAGACCTTAAAAGATGACGGATATAATATACTTTTTGATGACTCTAGCATAAGCAGAACAGAGAACGAAAAGAAAAGGCGAAAAGTTGAAAAAAACGCATAATTAGCAAGGTCGGCGTTCCCGGGGTTCGATTCCCCGGCTTGCTCTACCCCGCAAGGGGAATATTAAAATGTGGAGGTATATTTATATGAAAAAAGAATTATTAAATTTTGTTAATGACGATAAGGATGAAAGCCGTTTTCGTTTGAATGCGATTTCATATTTGAAGCATTACACAAAAAACGCTTTTGGTAAAAAAATTGATAGGATTACAATCGAATTTGACCAAATCTTTGGGCGTTACTGCTCAATAAGCAATAACGAAATAATAAGCCGCGATTTTGAAGGTATCTTGACAGAGTGTCAAGAAAAAACAGAAGAATTTTTAAGTGAGGTAAGTCGTATATTATGCAGAGAGTTAAAGGCTGGGCATAATGGTTACGAACGTTCGGAGTTTAAAGATGCATGTAATACAGTAGACGCGCCTTTTTGGCTTAGAGAATTGCTTGAAAAATCAGAAAACGAAAATAAATAGATGTGTCAAAACTAAAAAAAAGCTACAAATGTAGCTTTTTTTGTTGTATAATAAATCAAAAAAAGGATAAAAAAGATGAAAAATATAAATAATAATATATCTGTATCGTTTGAGTGTACAGAATTAATAAAAGAATTAAGGCGAGATATTGCGGATTTTGGGGAAAATTTAATCGTAGAAGTAATTGCAACGCAACTACACGGCATTACGATTTACAAAGACTATAATTTTATTTCTGACGATGAAAACACAAAATTTGAATTGAAACAAAATGAAAAACTTGTAAAAATGCCAGCTATTGAATTACTTAAGTTGTACGAAAAGGAGAATAGATTGTTTTAAATGCGGACAGATAAACAAATAGAATTATTGAAAGAACAAAAAGGCAAAGAATTAGCCACAAAGATTAACAATTTAGACAGCATTGTTGTTAATTTTACGGATACTATTAATTTTTTAGAGGATATAGAAGAAAATGCAGAGCTTATTCCTATCCCAATTATTAAAAATGGAGTTTTGATTGTTAATTATCCAGAATTTAACGGCTTTATTTTATTTGATACAGAACTCAAAGATGATAAAGCTGTAATTAATGCGGATATTTTCAACAATGCTTTTAATACATATAAATGGGATTGCAGTTTACTGTGCGAAATGCCTTATATTTTCTATGGTTTGCATTCTGAAAGCTGCGATTGCGTAGAATTTAATGACGCAACCGCAGAAATATATAAGAAACAGAAGCGAAAAAGTGAAGAAATAGAAAAATACAAAGAAAGCGAAATAATAACAGCGTGTGATCCATTCAAATTATTTTTGAAAGTTATGTGCTGGCTTAACTGGATTATGCAGCATCCAGAAATCAAAGAAGTCGAAAGACAAGAAAAAACGCACGCAGGTACGAAGAACAAAAAGAAAAATGGCAACAGCAAAACAAAAGCAGACAGCAATGTTGTAAAAACTGTTAAAATTAACAATATTAAAATTAAAACAGTTAACAGCAAACTTATAACAAAAATAAAAAGCAAAAAAATACATCGTATAGCGGGGTGCTGGGAAGTTCGGGGGCATTTTCGCCATTACAAAACCGGCAAAGTGGTTTACATTAAACCTTACGAAAAAGGAAAAGACAGCCACAAGCGCGTTAAAAAACAATATATAATATAGGCTAGGCTTTGTTTGCTGTACTTTGCTTTGTTAAAGTTCTAAAGTTTTTCATCAATTTTTCAAGGCAAATCCGAACGAAATTGAGGTCAAATTTTGAAAAAAGTTTTTCACGGATTTTTGAATACAAAATCGCATATGACGGAGGTATCAAAATTTTCACATTATATTTTTGTGGAAAAATTTTTTCAATTTTTAAAGTATAATTTGAACGAAATCTGAACCGAATTTTGAAAATTGCCAAAATCGAAATTGCGAATATAAAAGAAAGACCCACGGAGGTAGCAAAAAAGTTGCATTATATTCCGTGGGGTTTAAATTAATCTATAAAAATAATCGGTTTATCATCATCAAAAAGATTGCTAAAAACTTCCTGTCCTTTATCTACTAAGTAACAAGAAACTTTCTGGAATCGCCTAAAACCTTTGATAATTTCATATTTATTATTAATTCTATATATAGTTCCTGCGAAATTGCCTTTATTAACAGGAATATAAGATTGTGTATCTAATGGAGCTGATATGGGTTTGTCAAGCTCCTTAAGTTCTACAATATCTACTGCTTCAATCTTGCATAAATCGCCATACTCACCTAATGATGGATATACCGGTGGGTTTAGTAACGCATGGTATATATCATCTATGTCACTATCATCAGCTTTGATGTATATAGTTGTATATAAATCAACTAGCATTAGATGATATTTAACTGTACTAACCCAGCCGGCGTGGCTTCCGTCTGCATGATCTGTTATAATATCCCAACGATTAAGCATTTCATCGCTAACTTTGTTAAAACGCTTACCACCGTGCCATTCTTTCTGCATTTTGGTATTGTAAACGCCCTTGCCAGTAACAAAATAATCTAATTTATGATACATTTTCCATTGACACATTGAATGAATAAACCCATTAACTGTGCTAAATGGTGGCAAAGGGTAGCAATCCGCACCTCTTGGTGCTGATGGATTGTTAAATCTAGCCATTTCTTGATACATTTTTAACCTAATAACTCTCATAGCAAAACCTCCAAAATAAAATAAGTTGCACCTATACAAAAATGTATCAATGCAACTTTCCACTATGGTTCTATTAAGGTAAAATGATATAATAGTTATCTATTGTTTACATCTATTAAATAATAGCATTTTTAAGCATTACTGTCAATACAACATTTTTCTGTATAAATCAATGCTTTACTTGAATACCGGCATTGACTAAGCTCATATATCAACAATTCTTTAGTCATAGTCGGATTAGTCCTTTGAATTATTTCCAATAACTCATCAATACTCATTATCCCACTCTCCTAACTGCTCCAAGAACCATATCAACAATATCAAATATTTCATCTCCGTAAGTTGCTACAAAATCGCACAATATTTCTTCCTGCTCAATCGGTAAATACACATCATAAGACATACAGATTGCGTGGCATACTTCGTGTATAAGCACTTTGCGTTGCATAAATCCCTGCAATTTGTCTGACAGGTATATTGTATGCGTGTTTCTGTCAGTTACACCTAAGCTAATTGTGTTGTCTGACCGCCTTAATTCACTTGAATTTGAATTTTTATATTGTATGTGCCAGATTGTACCATTGATTATAAAAAACATCTGTATGCCTCCTTTCTGAATAAAACAGGCTATGAATATTGCTACTCATAGCCTTTAAAATCAAATCTTAGATACAAGAGTGCTTAACTTTGTTCTAAGTAAATTTTTCTCTTCTGCTGACATATCAGCAACCATATCTGTAATGTCGCTTGCAAGTTCCTTAGTGTAGCTGTCAAGAGACTTCATCTTATGCTCCTTGTCTTCTGGTGTATTAGCTTTGTGCATTTCTTTAGTTTCTGTGTACATTCTCTTTGCTCTGTCATAGCCACTTTCAGATGTATGTGTGGCTGTAGGCTCTGTATAGTACATTCTTCCGTATTCTCTATCCATATCCCTTTCTGGGTACATATGCATATAAGGTGGTTCTTCATATCCTCTTCTGCCTACATAAGTACCTTTGCCTTTAGGGGCGTATCTGCCGGTAGTCCTGTATCTGTATTCATCATAGTATCTTCTGCCACCCTCTTCACCATATTCAGCTTTAAGGGTTCTAAGAAGCTCTTTGTCGTACTCCTCTTCCTCTTCGTCGGCTTTCTTCATAGACTTAACAATAACAGCCTTGTACTCTGCTTCGCATAAGTCCTTAATCATATCGACCGCTTCGCCCATTTCCTCTGTATTGACATTCTCAACACCCTTATCAAGCTCGCCTAAGGCTTTCTCTGTAAGACATTCAATCATTTTGTGGATTCTTTCAATGTGCATACTCACACCCCCTTACGCTTCACGGACAGCAATTAAGTTGCTGTTCTGAACCTGTATAGCCTGTGTAGATGTATTCTGCACCGCTACTGTACTGCAACAGCCGCAAGGTACATCAACATATGCCTGTGCTGATACGTTAAATAAGTTTTCAACTGCGGCTGGCGTGACGACCATTCTTGTTGACTGTAAAGGCTCTCCATCTACTGCAATGGCAAGTGAAATAGCTTCTACTGTGCCACTTGTAGGTATCTGAATGTTGCCACTATATGATACTAAAAATCGTGCTTTACACTGATTTGTAATACCTCTTAGCTTGATAATTCCGCTGCCCTGTCTGTGTACGATGCACTTACTACCGCAAACTGGTGTTTCTGTAAATGCCACATCTTCGCCAGCGGCAACTGTTTGTAATGCAATTCCTGTAATTTCCATCGTCTTTACCTCTCTTTCTAAAAAATAAGGGCAAACCATACAAGTCTGCCCTTTAAATTTAAGTAATACTGCTTAGCAGACATAATCTTTCGATTAAGATACTTGATTATTCAGTTGTTTAGCAACCACAACCTGTATTGCATCCACATCCGTAAGCATATCCGTAAAGGTTGCTTGCCGGGAATGATGGTACTGGCGTAGGTCTTACAGCGTCAATAATCTGGTTTGTCTGTGCTGCCATCGTGGTAGTCAGAAGTGCATTCTGTCTATCCTGTGAAGCAGCTCTGCGTAAATCATTATTCTCTGCCTGTAATGTAGCTATCTTGTCATTTGTTAAGAAATCAAGGATTGCTCTTGTTCCTGCCTGCTGGCTGTCGATAATATCTCTTGTATTATTATTCATCGTGTTCTGTAAAGCACAGGTGTTAGTTGCCATATTGTAGTTTACACCCTGAATAGCTTCTCTTGTCTCACAGCAACAGTTGGCAAGCTGTGACTGTAAAGCATTTGTATTCTGCATATTAGCGACTGTATCAGCGTTAATAGCCTGCTGGATGCCGTAGCCTGTCTGCATAATGTTTGTATTTATGCCATTAAAGCCTGTAAGCATACTGTTATTCATAGCGTAGAATCCATCGCAAAGTCCGTTGGAAATGCCATCTAACTTACTGATAACTGCTGAATTGTCGAAGCCTCTCTGAATATCAGCCTGTGTAGCCGCTGCTGCAACATAGCCACCGCCATTATTGCCGCCAAAACCGCCAAATCCACCATTGCCCCATCCAAAGAGTAAGGCAAATACAACGATTATCCAAAGCCATCCACCATCAGCCCATCCGCCGTTATTGCCGTTGCCGTCAATATTAGCGACTAATGGCACGCTGGCACAATTTGAATTAAACATATTAGTTACCTCCATTAATTTATTCATAAAGATGTCACCTAGGTAGTTTGCAAAGACATCTAATATGCTACTAATTACCAAATCTACTTTTTATCTGATTAAATACATCATCTGCATTCAATCCTTTTTCCTTACATAAATTTCTAGCCATCTGTTCGATACCTTGCATATTGCCTTGCTGTGCCATTTGCATTGTATTCTTCATCATTGGATTACTCATAAGCTGATTGTTCCCCATTATCTGCTGTATAAATTGTTGAGGACCGCCTCTCATCATCTGAAAAATGTTAATTGGGTTCATTCTTCATCACCGCCCTTGCTTTGAGTTTTTGAAGTTTTTCTTTGCACTCCTAAAGATTTGTCAAATCTATTCTCTAACTGCCCTATCTTCTCTGATAGTTCATCAAACTTACTCATAAACAGCTCTGTGCTTTCGTCTGATAGGGTAAATTTAGCGTTTTCTATGTCGGTTGTCGGATTGCAAGCATTGCTTCCGCCTGGTTCTGTATGAGGCTTATATACAATCGTTCTAATTGTTCCGTCAGCATTCCAGCCCTTAACGTATATCTCCGACATATCCTGCTTAGGGAAAAAAGCCATGCTTCCATCCATAGGCACTTCATTGGCATTAATATTTTCAACTGCCTGTACTATTCTTCCATTAATGCCTACTATCTGCTGTGGTATAGGTTGTTGATTCATCTGCATAGGCTGTTGTTGTAAGCTCTGCTGATAATTTTGCAAAAAGTTCATTCTATCCATATATGGATTTTGAGATTGCATATAAGAATTATTCATCATAGGCACTGCTTGATAAGGATTGTTCATTGTCTGCCTCCTCTAAAACTTCCTCGATTGCGTGGATAACAAGAGATAATGTCACCAAATCAAGTTTCTGTAATTCTTCTTTGCTTAAGATTTTTTCTCTAACTTCATCAGAAAACATTCGCATTACCTCTCTTTCTGATTACATTTTTGCATAAAAAAAGACGCTTAAAGCGACACATAATAGACATGTGTACGACATATAAGCGACAGCATTGAAATTATATAATTGTAAAACGTGATAAATACGGCATTAGCACTTCCTATATGCCATGCCCATGGCATTAAGTTTCTGCTAAAAATTCTTTAACTGTATTTCAATATTTCCATTGACTATAACAATCCTATCTATTATAGTCTTAAGTATCATGTTTTTTTGTTTCTTGTCGACCTTATCCCAAATGTCGGCAAGTTTTTTTATGTTCTCGTAAACAAACTCCTTTTTCTGTGTATTGATTGCGTTTTTGCTTTCGGCAGCAATGTTTGATTTCATTTCTTTAATCTGTGATTCGAGTTCTTTAATCATTTCTAAGACTGTATCATTCCCATCTGCATACAGATTGTATAATCTTTTTAGCTTAATCTGTTCCTTTTCAAGCTGTGATTGCATAATTTCAAGTTTTGTCGCCTTTTCTTTAGGTTTGTATGATGATAAATCAAGCGATATTTTAAGGATTTCTTCTTCTACTTGTTTCTCTATCTCATCCGCCCATTCAAGCGAATTATTACAGCTTGCATTATAATTAGGCAGATATGAAAGTGATTTATTTCTTGAACAGCAATAAATCTTATGCTTTTTACTGCCCCATTTTTGATAACGCATTTTGCAGCCACAAATACCACAATAACATAATCCGGTCAATAAATTAGGTTCGGTTATGCAGTAAGTTTTTGCCGAACACCTTGTCTTTCTTAGTTCTAATCCAAGTTCAAACCTATCTTTATCAAAAACAGCTTCATGTTTGCCCTGATATATTTTACCCTTGTATGGTATCATTCCGATATTAACAACACTGGTCAAAATACTTCTAGTAACTAATTCTGATCTAAAGCCACAAATTTCTTTAATTTTCGCATCTGAATAGCCGGATATGAACAATTCAAGACCTTTTCTCGCTTGTTGCGCATGTTCTGGAATAGGTATTAATATACCTTGGTCTTTGCTGTAAGAATAACAATAAGGCAAATTGCCGCCACCGAACCAGTAGCCTTGCTTGACACGTTCAAGCATACCACCGCGCATACGCAACATCATTGTGTTTTTATCAAGCTGTGCGAATACTGCCATCATCTGTGTGTATGCCTGCTCCATTGGGCTGTCATAATTCACGCTATCGTGAACACATTTAAACACAACATCGTATTTTTGAAATACTTTCTCGATAAGGTATATCCCATCAATCATATTTCTTGATAATCGGTCAAGCTTAAAGGCTACAACGCAGCTTATTCTTTTGCGGCTACAATCATTCACAAGCCTTTGAAGTTCTGGTCTATCCATATTCGTACCTGTATAACCATCATCAACGTACCAATCTGTTATTACAAGCTCATTTTTTCTGCAATAGTTTTCAATGTCCCTTTTCTGGCTATCAAGTCCGTTGCCCTCAACAGCCTGTTTTTCAGTGGATACTCTCATATAAGCAACACATTCCATATTTTCCTCCTTTATAAAAAATGTGCCGCATTTATCACATTATACGGCACATTGTAACACATATTTACTTATTGTCAATTATCTCTGCGATTATCTTTAGTAAGTTGTCTGAAAGAGTTATGTTTTCTGTTTTCACATTCTCTCCGTTTTGAGTAACCTTAATCATTATATCCCTCCAACTTACTTATTTTCTTTTTGATTTTAATTATTTTGCGATTAACTGTCCTATCACACACGGACAGCCGCATAGCAATTTCTGTAATGCTTCTGCCTTGTGATAGTAGTTTGAATATTCTCAATTCTTCTTCTGTAAAATTGGCATTTTTAATTATCTTATCAAGTTCTGGCTTAGTCAGTTCTGAAAACTTCATAAGCCAATCTCCTTACTTAAACTTAATATGTTCTATTCCTGTTTCTTCGTAGAGCTGATTAACAAGTTCTTCCGCTGTGAATAATCCGTCATTGTAGTTATCTATTAGCACCTTAAGCTCTTTTTGCACTTTTGTTAATCTCTGCTGTCCGAAACCAAACTTATCGTGTAGTACCCATAAAATTAATATTAATGCTGATTCAAAATTTTTCTTCTGCTGTTCATTGCTAATTCTATTCATCTGAACACGTAACATTTGCTCCTTGAACTTTTTCTGTTCTGACTTACTCATACATACTCCTTATTTATCAAGTATTTTGA